GATAGCGTTGCGCTGACCCGAACCCATACACGCCCGTCACCTTCGACGCGCCGACCACCGAGCTGGAGCTATCCCACTTGAGCGTCAGATCCGACGCTGATAAATGGTCGAAGCCATCCATGAATACGAGAGCCATAGGTCCCTCCGGGCGACTACAGCTTGAATATGCGGTTGGCGTCGCTCGGCCAGGCGATCGTGATGTTGCCGCCGTTGGGCGTCACCGGCAGGCCCGTGTAGCTGTCAATGTGCGCGATGAGAGCGCTGGTGCCCTCGACGCCCGTGTCCTTGTAGATCACGATCTTTTCGCACTGGTCGCCCGTCACGGCAGAAAGCGTCACGTCGGCAGCATCGGCCACGCCGAGCGTGCTCGTCTTGCTCGCGAGATTGGAGCTGGTTGCCACGCGGCCGCCAGCCGCGATGTCGGCGAGGAAGTCATCGGTATCCTGCGCAGCGGTGTAGTCGCCACCGTCTACCAGCACGCATTTGATGTTGTCGGCGGCCCAGTCGACATCAGCATTCAAGAATCCTTGGCGCCCAATGCCGTAGAGATAATCAGCCATAGTTCTCCCCTTGCCCCGGAAGGAGCGTTGTAAGTCGTCTACCTGTTGAAGTACGTTGCTAGAGCCGGATGCCCAGATTCGCCTGGATGCCCTGGACGCTTTGCTGGCCAAGCCGGTACGGATCGTTAGTCTGTGTGTTGAACGTCTGGTTGATCTGCACCGGCGGGCGGTTCTGCGTACCCGTCTGCTGCCCCGCGAGGTTCAGCGGCGGCCCGCCGCCGCCAGGCTTGGCCAGGAGCGCATAGGTCGCACTGCCGATGTCCACCAGCAGCCGCAGATGCACCCGCGTGATTTCAGTGAGCGTGGCGAGCTGCTGTGCTATCTGGGCCATCACATTGCCGCCGCCACCCCCGGCGAGCTGCGCAAAGCCCTGCTCGATGCCTTCCAGCCGCATAAGCTGGATGTTGTGTTCCAGGAACGGCAGCCACTTATTCATGGTCTGCTGGATGCTCATAAGCTGATTGAGCTGGCCCCGCGCAGTCACTTCGAGCTTGGCCATATCGGCCTCCATGCGCCGCCCTTGCAGCGTCTGGAGAATGCCCGTGATGGCGCTGGTGATGCCGGTCACCATCGTCATACCGCCGCCGAGCCCGCCTCCCAGGCTGCCCAGACCGCCGCCGAGTCCACCACCTCCACCAGCGCCGCCGCCGCCACCAGCTCCACCGCCGGCGCCGAACATGGAGCCCAGTACAGAGTTGAGCTGCTGCCCCAGCCCGCCGAGCATCTTGCTGACATCGCCCAGCCCGGTCATCATGCTTTTGATGGCACCCTCGACGACCATGCGCATGAAGGCTTCCTTGATCGCCGCCGCTGCTTTCGTGAAGGCGTCACCGAAGTTCTTCGCGTGAATGATGCTGGTCGCGATGTTCTTGCCGAAGTCAGTCATGATCGTGCTGACTTGCTGGCCGAACGCGCTGAACGCCTTCTGCATGTCGCTGGCTGCCGCTACTGCTGTTTTGCCCGCAGCGGCGTGCTTTGCTCCGGATGCCTCCGCCTCAGTGCCGGCCGCCTTTAGGCTCGCCTGGACACCCTTGAGCGTGGCCTCGTACTGCGCCCAGGAGTCGCCGCTCGCCTTCGCGGCGGCGATCTGCGCCTCCAGCATCTTGACCTGTGCGCGCATCATATCCGTAGCGCTGGCTTCGCCCTTCTTCTGTGCCTGGACGATCAGCTCGAACGCCTCGGCCGCCTTCGTGGCCTTCGATGTCAGCTCGCCGCTCCAGGTAACACCCAACGTCTTGAAGGCGCCGTCCAGCCGCTGTACGTCGCCGATAGCCTGGTTGGCGGCGGCCATCGAAATATCCATGACTGTCTTCGTCATGGCAGCCTGGTCTTTCAGGATGCGGCTGGCGTTGGTGCCGTAGGCGGTGATAGCGTCGTTCGCCTTGATGAACGCCTGGTCAAGCCGGAGCTGCTCGGCCTGCCCCTGGAACGCCTTCAACTGAATCAGGTTGATGTTCAAGGCGTTGTACATCTGCTGCGCAGCCGCCGGCATCTTGCTGCCGAACTCGACCTGCAGCACCTGCATTTTGTCGATGGTGGACTTGATGGCGCCGTCGATGCTGAAGCCCTGCGCCATCATTTTGCTGGCGGCTTCGAACGTCTTCGGCATGTCTAGTAGAAAGCCCGACAGCGACTTCCACATGGTCGCGAGATGAGCTTCCATCTGCTTTGCCGCAGCGGCCGCCTGCTTGGCGCTGGCGTCCATGGCGCCGCCGACTTTCAGAATGCTCGGCGTGGCTTTCTCTGCATTGACGCCGAGCTGCTGGAGCGTCGGTCCTTGCGCCTGGAACGTCTTGCCGGCATTTGCGACGCTGGCCGAGGCGCGCTCGATGCCGCCCTTCAGCGAATCCCACGCGCTCGACATCGCGCCGACCACCGAAGAGATGCCTGGCAGCTTGGCTATCCACGCGAGCATGCCGCCGATCGCCGCGCCGACCGCGTCGATGACACCCTTGACGGGCCCGAACTGCATCAGCCACTGCCCGACCTTCCAGGCAGCGAACGCAGCCGCGCCGGCGGCCGCCGCGATGGCGAGAGCCTTGAAGGCTGCGACGGCAGCCACTGCCACAGCAGGGCCGGACAGCACGCCGATAGCGCCACTGATGGCCACCACGGATGATGCCAGCGTGCCCAGCGCGACCAGCAGCGGGCCCACGGCAGCCGCGAGCGCGGTAAACGCGATCAGCGCTGTCTGCACGGGCGGCGAGAGCTGTCCGAAGAACTCGACAGCGGTCTTGATGCCAGCGCCGATCGGCGCCAGTGCGTTGATTGCCGCTTGGGCGAACGGCAGCAGCGCCGCGCCCAGGTCGTAGAGAATGAACGTGAGCTGGTCTTTGAGGTTGGACCACTGCCCGGCAACCGTCTCAGCCTGCTTGGCCATCATGCCGCCAAACTGGTCATTCATGCCCTTGAGGATGGCGGGGATGGCCGTGGCGGCGTCGATCGCGCCCTTCTCGGCGAGCTTCATCGCCTCCGGAATGCTGACGCCGATGTTGGCGGCCAGCGCTTTCCAGGCCGACACGCCCTGCTCGGCGATCTGATTCATTTCCTGCGCGCTGACCTTGCCCTTAGCGCTCATCTGGCCGAGAGCAAGCGTGATAAGGTCGATCGACTTGGCGCCGCCGCCCAAGCCGGCCGCCGCATCGCCAATGGTGCGCAGCGTCGGAATGATCTTCTCGGCTTCAAAGCCGAACGCAAGCATGCGCTTCGAAGCGTCCACCAGCCCGGGAAACTCAAACGGCGTCTGCGCAGCGAAGGCTTTGAGGTTGTTCAGCATCGCCGTCGCCTTGTCGGCGGATCCGAGCAGCGTGGTGAAACCAATGCTGGTCTGCTGGAAGTCGGAGCCGAGCTTCAGAGCTGCCGAAGCAGCGTCAACGATGGGCCGTGTGAAGAGCATCTCCAGCCCTTGCCCGGCCTGCATCATGGAGTCCCCGACGCGCGCAAACGCTTGCTCGGCTTCCGAGAGCGTCTGGTTGAAAGTCGCGTCGAATTTCGCCCCAAGCCTGAAAAACAGGCCGTCAATATCCATCGTCGATCACCCCTCGCCCGTCGTGCGTCCAGTCCACCCATGGCAGCCCGCCGTAGGTGTCTGCAATCAGTCCATACATGCCGCCATGCGGCGATCGTGGCTCAGCGATCTCTTCGTAGTACTCGCGGATCGCCGTCAAGATCGTGCGCCGCACACGCGCCGGCAGTGCCTGCCACTCCTCAGGCAGCAAGCCCGTCCAAAACTCGACGCGCTGCCGCAGCAGCTTCATTCGCGCGCGCTTGGCCGACAGGTGCTGCGGATCCGTCGGCACGACACGAGCAGTGCGCACCGGCGGAGAAACCACCTGCTTCGGCGGCCGTTCGACCCGCGTCTGAAACCGTGACAGTTTGGCCGCATACACGACGCTGCCGACTGATCGCGCCATCGCCTCACCCCTGCGCTTTGATGACCTTCAGCCCCGGCAGGAAGTCGCTTAGACTCTTGAGCTTGGCGCTCAGTGCTGCCGCTTCATTTGCGGAACGCTGCCGCTGTGCCTCCGCTGCTCCGCGCCGCGTCCACAGCCCCGGCTCAAACGGCTCGGTCTTGTCCGGATCGATGTGGCAGTTAGCGACGGTGCTCGCCACCAACCCCGCGCAATACTCGGCATGCTCCCGCGCGGCATCGAGCCGGAGGCACAACGCGTGAAACATGGCGGGCGTCATACCCCATAGCTCATCCTCGGTCAGCCGCAGATCATAGCGGCCAATCGCCCACAGCTCACTCCAGTTGGTGCGATCCGCGGTCGGTGGCTGCTCACGCTGGCCCTGGTCGCTCCGCTGCGCTGGCGGGCAACTGGCCGCCACCAGCATGAGCGCCTGATCGACCGCCGCGACAAACTCACCGGGCCGAGCGCGCCCGATCAGATCCTCGGTCACGTCCCAGCCAGCCTCCACAGCCATCGACCACAGCAGACAGCGCGCCACCCGCGCTGTATCGTGGCCTGCCATTTGGTGCAGGCCGATGCCGAGCCGCGCTTCGAAGCGATAGATGGAGCGCAGCGTGCACCGGATGCTGTACTCCAGATTGCCGATGCGAATGCTACTAGTCGGAACCAGCACCGGGCCGCTCCGGCACAATCCAGCGGTACACCGTGTGGATCCGATCTTCGCACTGGACCTGCTCGACGGTGTCAGGCTCCCATTCGGGCATCGCGAAATCGTGGGAGATGATGCGCGCGCCGGGCTTGCACTCGGCCAGCAGCTTTGCCTTCAGCTCGGCGTTGCTCGCCGGAAGTAGATACAGCGTGACAGCGTCGGCTTGTTTTACGCTTGCCGTCCGCAGGTCTTCGTGATAAAGCCCGACCAGCCCGCGTCCCCTATGGCTGTTGAGGCGCTGCTGCAGCGCAATGTACCGCTCTGCGTGCAACTCGTACCCTACCGCCTGCGCACCCGCGTCGAGCGCGCGCAGCATGAGACGCCCATCGCCAGCGCCCAGATCGACTAGCAGCTCATTAGGCTTGATCTCAGCCAGTCGCACCATCGCTTCCACCACCGGCATCGGCGACGGCACAAACGGCGCCATCTGCTCCGGGAACTCCTTGGGCATCTCCAACTCACCCATGAGCTTCGCCAGCGCCTCGGCAATCTTCGGGATGTCTCGCAGCCCGAACCAGGCGCCGACCTGCTGCACCGTGCGCCCCGGATCCAACACAAACTCCGGACACGCGCTGGCCGACAGCGCCCACACCAGATTGCGCATGGTCTTCAGCCTGCCGGTATAACTGGCCGGCTTGCCCTCCGTCGCCGCCGCGCTGGGCTTGGCCAGCTCCACAAACTCTTGCGTGATGTCCGTGCCGGTCAGCTCGGCCATCGCGATCATCGCGTTAGCGTCGAGAGCTAGGCGGCGCACAGCACCGCCCAACTCGATCTCTACGTACTCCATGTGATTCCTCCGAATCGGTAAACGAACTAGGCCGACAGATCCATCGTGCCGGTGCCTTCAAACTCGATCTGCGCAGTGCGCGCCCCGGCAACCGGGCGGCCGTGCTTGATAGACGCGATGATGGCGTTGAACTGGTAGATGGTGGTGCCGTTGCTTTCCACGATCTGATAGGTGCGCTCAATGCGGTTCTGCCACAGGTAGTGCAGCCCTGCGCTGTCGTTGTGCGTGGCAGCAGTCGGCAGCCAGTTGACCATCGCGGTCACTTTCTTGTCCAGCAGCGTGACGATTTTGCATCGCTCTCCGCCCGCCGTCTGCGGCGTTACGTCCTCGACCTGCGACAACAGGCTGAGGTCGATATCGCGGATTTCCGCGATCGTGGTCGGGCTGGTGCCGTTCGCATCGTTGCACACCTTCAGCAGCGTGTTATAAACCGCTGCGGCGTTCGTGCTCAGTGCCATGTTTTCGTTCTCCTCTTGCTCTTCCTGCCGCTAGAAGCGGATTACCGACCACAGGATTTCCGCGTGCGCCGCCTCGAAATACAACATTCCGTCCGACTGGCGAAACCCGTCAATCGCGAACGGACCAAACAGTCGCATCTCGCCGGCAGGCACCGTCTCGACAATGTCGCCTGTGCGCTTGGTTTCGGGATGCGCCACGCTGGTGATGGTGCAGACCCGGCTCGACGCGCCGCTGTTGCGAGCGATCAGCAGCTCGCGACCGGTCAGCGCGGTCTGCTCCTTATCCGTCGCGTGCGCCGCAGTGGCCGTCACGGTCACCGCATCGGCCAGTACCGGCCACGGCCCGTTTGCCTGCGCGGCGGTCAAAGTCTGTCTCGGCATAGATCACTCTCCTAAGTTGGGGATGATGTCCTCGGACATCTCTACAGCCGCGCAGTCGGCGGCGGAAATCGGCATGCTGGTCACCAGGGCGCCATCAGCGGCGTAGAGCGTGGTGTCCGGCGCGCGCTCAGTCGGCGGCGGTGGTGCCGGCAGCGTCTCCGGATGGCACCGCGCGACGTGCACCTTGACGTTGACCGGCATCTCATCGTCGAAAGGACAGTGCGGACACTCGTGGATAGTCACGCCGCCAAACAGATGCGTCTTGAAAGCCATCACTGCACCACCCGATAAAGGAAATAGAAGTCGAGCGCCCGCTTGTACACGTTCCTGCCCGGCTCGCGCCCCAGGTCCACCGCATTTGCCCGGGCGCAGTAGCCGACGTAGATGCCGCCCGCGCCGCCCATGACGCCTCGGTATCCTCGAAACGCTCGCTCAATGTGCGCCGACAGCCGCACCAGCTTGAGCTGGCAGTTGCTCCACACCGTCACTTGGTACCGCGCGCGCTCCAAGCCGCTGTGGCCGAGCTGCGTCTCCGCCGCGTCCACGCTGGACACAAGCTGCACCGTCACCGCCGGCAGCGCCGCGCCCTGCTCCAGCGTCGGGCCGTACCAGCGGTAGGTCTCTTCGGCGCCGGTGTTCTCGATCAGCCCGGCGATCGCCGGATAGCTCAGCGCGTGCGCCCGGATGGCCTCAGCCAGGTCCAGCATAGGCTCCGGCATCAATACACCACCACTAGCCAGCGATCAGGCGAGCGCTGCAGGATCTCGCGCGTCGAGCGGTCGAAGATGGGACACCCTCTGCTGCCAGTGCGGTTCATCCGCCGGTTGTCGCCGTGGATCCAGAAATCTTCGCGGTCTCCCATGTCGTTGCCGCCGTCATGCACCAGCGCGATAGCAACTGGGCCGAGGCGAGGGTGCGTTACGGCTGGCGCCATCCGGTACAGCCCGCGCGGCAGCGGCCCCACGTTACGGACGTGCTGCATCATGGCATTGTTGATGCCCTCGCCTGCGCCCGCATAACCTTCGGCCAGGGTGGGCTCATTGTTGCGCCAGATTTTTCCTGTGCTCTGCGAATACCACCACATCACGCCACCCCCAGCGCCTGCCGCATGAGCGCCCGCGCGCCGTCGATGACCGCGCGTCGGATGCGCTCCCGGTTTTCGTCAATGGCGGGCCGCAGATACGGTTGCGCGGCTTGGTGATACGTCCGACCTCGGCTATCCGAGCCATCGAAGCCGTACTCGATGCGGCGAGCGTAAGGCACATCGGAGCCTACACGCACATCACCCGGGCCCACGGCCTCCACAGTGATCGACCGCCGCAGCGTGCCGGACAGCACCGGCGCTTTCGCGCGGGCGTCACTGGCGACCATCTGCGCAGCCGCGATCACCACATCGTCGAGCGCGTCTTCCTCGGCCATGGCATGCATGCGCGCGAGCTTGGCCAGCAGTTCGGGCGTGGCCTCGACGCCGAGCCAGGCGCCCGGTCGCAGTGCTGTGTTGATGACGCTCATTCCACAACCTCCACCACCAGCAACGTCACGCCACCGACCGCGGATTGCGGCACGCCGACGATGTTGTGCGCTACGCCGTCGATCACAGCCACCATCTCCACCTCGATCAGCGGATACGCGGCATTCAGCAACACGTTCTTCCGCGCCCTGTCGTAAGTCGAGTCCACCGCGCGCTCCTCAGTCTCCTCACCCGTCATGCCTTCGACCGGCGCAATGGCGCAGGCGATGGCTACATGGCCGGTGAGCTGCTCGTAGTCATCCGGCCATGCGCGCTGGACGGCGCCCAGGCTGTCCTGGACACGCGCCGATAGCTGCCAGATCGTGCAGGAGCTGCGCAGGAAGTTGCCCCGCAGCGCGGCAGTCATCAGCGGATGCACCAGACCGGATCCGAGTGGCATGGTCTATTCGCAGCGGATGATGACAAGCGGAAAGCACGGCCAGCCAATCGGCGCGCAGACCGTGATGATCTCGATCGACGGCGTGCACCACTGGATCGGATCACTCGAGCAGTTCTCGGGCGAGCAGTCCGGGATCGGCAGGTCGATCGCCATCACTGGCGCCACGCACACCGCGAGCATGAGCAACAGCAGCGCTGTTGCGAAAAGCTTTCGCATTTCGTTGTCCTCTGATTTGAAATTGGGTCCGGCCAGCGGCCGGAGAAACTTAGGACGCGGCCAGGAGTACTTGCTCAGCCTGCGTCAACACGACATCATCACCACTTGCGCCCGGCAGCACGCCGAGCAACGGGCCCACGACAAACAGCGGCCAGGCTAGGTCGGAATCGTCGATTGCGGCCAGATACCGATAGCGCGCCTGCACTGGGTCTTTCCCGTAGCAGAATTCCAGCGTGGTCGCCCGGAAGCGGCCACAGTTGCCCGCCGCAATGCAGTCCAGGCCCAGGCCATACATCACATGACCCCGCACTTCGTTGTGCTCATTGCGGTAGAGCTGAATGAGGGTTGAAGAAGGCCGCCGCGCATCGAATAGGTCGCGTACCGACTCCAGCCAGGCGCGCACATCGCGCACCGTGCCGGCATCATACGATGCGCTGTCATCAGCCAGCACCGGCATCGGCAGCGCCTGCTCGGGCTGCGGTTGCCACGCGGTCACGCCAAGTTTTGTTTTCATAGCCGCCCTCTCTGCCACTCTTTCCACACGCGGTCTCGATACGTGAACTGATCGTGCACCTGCTCGGCGATCTCGAACGCGGGCGCATCATCTTCCTGCCGCCGCCACTCGGCCGCGCTGGCTCGCAGCGCCTCCGCCGTGGCCGGGCCGTCTGTCTCCAGATGCCCGCCGAGCAGCACAATCTTTTTTTGTACCAGCGCTTCGTTGAGTGCAATGGTCTCAGCAGCCAATGCCGCCGCATTCTTCACGCTGCCGCTTTCCATGGACAAAAACGCGTCGATCTGATCGTCCTGGAAGATCGGCGACTCCGGCAGATCGCTGCGCGTGTCGGCGATCAGTAGGCGTACTTTGCCGCGGTCGGTCGATACGTCGAACGTGAAGGCCATGGCGTGCTTACCCTCGCTTTTTCAGCTTCAGCTTGCCGCCCGCTGCAATTTCTTCGCGTACGGCGTCCATCATCTCTGCCACACGGCTTACTTCCGGGAGCTGATCCATGGTGGACGGCTCACGCTCCTCTACACGTGTGATCACGTCCGCGCCAGGCCCAGCTTGATCGACAGCAAACTGCAGCGCGGCGGCTTGCACTTCGAGCAGCCGGTCCATCGTCTCGCGCAGCATCGTGACTTCACGGATCAACACATCGAGCCGCTGGTCTTGGCCACACGTCGGCGGCTGCAGCGGCGGCGCCGTCACCTGCAGTCGCGGGCTGCCAAGCACGGCGTGCACTTTCTGGAGCACGCCCAACACTGCCATCACACCCATACACACCTCCGAGACCTCCGAGAGAAAAGCGGGCGCCGTACTCGGAGGAAGATACGGCGCCCTCAAGGGCACTACTGCTGCTGGCGGTCTTTGGTGGTTGATTCGCCAACATCGCCCAAGCCTGCACATTGCTTGAGGGCTGCGGACAGCGGCCAGCCCCGCACCGTGATGCCGTTCCATTCGAGAACGAAGGTCAGAGCCTCGCGGTCGAATGCGATACAGCAGTGGTCCGGCGTGCCGCCCTCGCGCAGCCGATCCTGGAGGCGCTGGACAGCTTCCGCCAGTCGCAGCGCCTCACGAATGCGGCCAATCATGGCTGCTAGGAGCCAGAGCCGTTGCTGGAGTAGGTCGCCTTGCCGTCGAGCGCCGTGCCGCCGACTACGTGACGGATCTTGTAGGCCGTCGTGTCGTCGTCAAACGATCCGTCAAACGGATTGATGACGCCGCCCAAACGCTGCTGGTCGCCGATTTTCTGGAACAGCGCGGGCTGTTCGTTGCCTCGCAAGAAACCCACCTCGAAGCCCGGGCGGCCTTCGGACGGCGGAATGTGCACAAACCAAGTCGAGTTGCCGTTGCTGGAGCTGGCTAAGATCGGAATGTACGGGTTGACCACCAGCGTCAGCTTGTTGCGCATCCAGTTGCCCGTGAAGATTTGCTGCGCGGCCGAATCGGCGCCGACCTTGATTTCCGTGGCGTTGAGAATGTTACGAGCCACGACTTCGAGAGCCGGCGGCACCTCAAGGATTGCACCCGTCACATAGATCGGCTCATTGTCCGCATCGCGCTGGTTGCCCATCACCACAAAGGCATCCTGCAGGCCGATGATGCTCAGCGCAGGATTGGTGCTGCTGGCACCGTTGGTCGTGTTGATGATATTGCGGTTGGCTGTGGTGTACACCGTATTGAGCGGGCCCGACGTGCCAACGTGCAGTGCAGTCGCAAGGCGATCTTCGGTCCGCCGCGCAGCCCGCGCCATGCGAGCGGGCGAGCTGGCGCCGAGAGCGTTGAGGTCGTCGTTGACCCATGACTCCCAGCGAAATTTCATCTGGCGGCCATACTTCTTAACGACGTACGAGTACGGCGTCTCGCTCAACACCTGCGGCTTGTACGTGCCTTCGTCTTCGGTGACCTCGGGCAGCACGCCCTCGGCACCATCCACCGCAAACCGCTTGACCGTGCGGAAGTCCGGCACTGTGCCACGGCGGCAATAGCTGGACCAGGTCTGCGGCGTCTCCGCGTACATGCCGAGCAACTGCCGGTCGAGCACATCGCCCATCAGCAACGGGAAGTCCGACGTGCTCATGGCCTCGTAAAAGCGCATCAGCCCAAGCCGCGTGTTACGCGCAGCTTCCAGGACGTCCAGAGCTTCATTTAGGCGCGCGTGATAGTCCGGCAGGCCGCGCAGGCCGCCGACCGCGCGATGGCCTTCTTCGCCGCGCGCGACGGCGCGGGAAGCGTCTTCGGCGCGGAACGTTTCGATCAACTCCATGAATTCCATGCTTGTTCTCCTCTCGTTCTGTCGCTCCGAAAACCTACGCGACCTCGTTCATCACGTAGAACACGAACACGTCAAACACGCCGGCAGTCAGCGCGGCGGTCGCGACCGTGGCTGTCAGCTCCTTGGCGTTGGTCGTGACGATGAACTGGTCGCCAACCGTCGCAAAGTCGGGGATGCCCAACTTGACGCCCGTGGTGGACCAGGGCGCCGAGCCGATGGCAGTGGCCGCTACCAGGTCAGCCGCGCCTTCGATTCCCAGCGCAATGGTGGCCGAGCCGCCGCTGGTCGGCACGGTGCGCACGCGGATGATGGCGTGGATTACGATCGCCCCGGTGGGCAACGCCACGCGCAGCGGGATGGCTCCGATCGCTCCGCCATGGACGGCGAAGTCATAGCGGGCGGAGACGCACTTCAAGGCGTCCAAATTCACGATGCTCGATGCAGGCATGTGATGTTTCTCCTCTTGCTCCTTCAGCTCAACCGGCGGCCTACTGCCGCCCCGCCGCAGCCGCAGCCGCGCCCGCTTCGCTCAGCCCGAACATGTTGCCCATGCGCTTCGCCAGAGTGGCCGAATCGATCGCCTTCGCCTCGGTCACCGGCACCGCGCCCATGCCCGTCACGCGCGGCCCGCCGACGCTGGACAGATAGTCCATCTCGGCCTTCGCCTCGGACACGCACAGGGCTTCGAGCGCGGCCACATCCAGCGCGCCGTCCTTCACCGTGGCCTTCATCACCAGCGACTCGGTCAGCCGCGTGCGGGTCATCTCCGGCATGGTGATACTGGCCAGCTTGCGCTGCACCACACCGCGCGCACCCTGCAGAGCCAGCGACTCGCGCAGCCGCGCGTTTTCAGTCTCCAGCGCCGTCACCTTGGTTTCGGCTGCTGCCGCCTGCGTGCGAACCGGCGCAACTGCCGCCTCGATCAGGGCTTGTACCTGCTGTTCGTTCATGTCGAACTCCTGACTTGGATTTGCGGCAGCAGGCTTCCGCCCCGCCGACTCAAACAAACTCAATACCTGCCCACCCGCGCCCGGCACCGTGACAAAATCGACCGACCGCGCGCTGGTGAGCTGCTCGACGATCAGGCCCTTGCGGCCCTCGGCTTCGCCCTGGCGGCCCATGCCACTCGCGCGGATCGACACGCCGATGTGCGGCGCCAGGTCTTTGACGTGTGGCGCGTATTGCTCAAACACTTTGGCCTTGGCGTAGAGCCCCGGGCCCGACGCGCCGCTATCCATCCAGCGCGCATCCTCGACCAGCTCGGCAGCCAGCTTGTCCAGATCACCCTCCGGCCTGCTGGCTTCTTCGGCGGCCGTCTGGTGGTTCCAAAACATCTTGGTGCCCTTGCCGAACACCGGCGCGGCGGCCTTCAACGTGGCCGCTGGATAGTAGCCGCTTGATCCCCACCCGGGCGCGATGAGCTTCAGGTTGGCGGTCGCTTCGCGCAGTTCGGTCTCGACCAGCGGGATGCAATCCCCTTCGATGGAGGCCTCGGTCAGCATGCCGGTGCCCACCGGGCTGTAGATCGTCTGCGGCAGCACCTCGACGGCTTCGCCAAACGTTGCGTTGCCCGCGTCATCCATGGCGTACGGGCACTGGTAATACTTGCCGGCCTGCGAGTACACTAGCGATTCGTCGAACACATCGACCACCCAGGTGTAAGTCTCGCCATGCATCGCGCTCAACGCGCGGTGCAGCGCCCGCTGCTTGTTGGCATACGAGCGCTCGGCCTCGGACACGTCGAGCTGGGCCAGCAGTTCGCCGATGGCTTCCACGGCCTTGCGGAGGCGCGCTTCGTTGGCCTTCGAGAACTTGCGTCCGACCTCGATCAGCTTGGTGAACATTAGCGCCCCCTCTGGTAAAACACATGCAGGTACACGTCGCCGGCGGCAGAAGGCGCGCTTGTGTTGCTGTCGGCGACACCGACCGTAATGCCGACGCCGATACCCGCGCTGAAAAACAGCCCGCGCCCCGGAAAGTGAACCATCGGCACGCCCAGCGGGGCCGCGATCATGAACGCCGCGCCCTCCGCTGCGGTGATAGACGCCTGCAGCGTTACCAGCGGGGTGTCTGTACCAACGACGGGAGCCGTAGCTTTGTTGTACAGCTTCACGTAGCGGATGCCGCTGGCGGCACCCAACACATAAGCACCCAACACGCGGCCCGGCGCCGGGAGAATCACGTTGGCGTTGACGGTGTCGATGACTGACACCAGCCGGTAGACTTCGACGTTTCGCTCTTGGATCACTCAACCCCCTTCTGTCGCATCTGCAGCGCACACCGGCACCCAGGAAACCGCAGCGGCGCCGGATGTCCACTAGGAAACGCCGCGTCAAACGCCAGCCACCCCGCCGCCGCATTGCCCGCGCACCCGTCACTCACGCGCCCATCGCCGGTTGTCAGCCAGCTTTTTTCCATCGCGATGCCGCGGCCTTGCAGCCTTGCGGCTACGGCGAGCTGGCCATCGACGTACGCTTGGCCCACTTCGGTAATGGCAATCAGCTCGGCGCGGTCACGGATGTGCCGTTGGCGTGCTGGCGTCCGAAACTCCTGGAACTTCTGCCGCAGCGCAAGAGCTACTTGCTGGTAGCTCTTGCGCTGCGCAATGCCTTCGGTCAGGATGTCCCGCACCGCATCGCGCGTGGTCTCGTTTATCCTGGTGATCCGGTCTCCCGCACGGTCCAGCATGATGGCCAGCGGCCGGTCCACCGGCATCTCGAAGTCCGGGCTCAGGTCCATGTCGCGGGCGAGCGTGATGCCGGCCTCCGTGAACGCCCGAGCGAGGATTGCCGCTAGCGACCGCTGCCAGGTAGCCGCATCCTGTGCCAGCAGGCCGGACAGCAGGTTGCCCAGGTCGCCGGGCAGCTCAGCCTCGACGAACTCGCGCCGCGCTCGCGGCATGAGCTGCTTCAGCATGACCGCGGATTGCCGGGCGAACATGCGGCGCATGAGCGCTGCGACTCGCTTCTCGTATGGCCGTTTCGCTCGATCTTGCGAGCGCCACGTCATGGCTTCGAGCAGGCGGTGCGTGGCGGCGACGACAGCGCCGCCATCAAGCGGCGGCACGCGCATTCGCGGCGAACGTCACCAGCGCCTCTCTCAGCTCGCGGATCGCCTCCCGCATGCTGTTTTCGCCGTCATCTTCGACATCCTCGGCATCGTCGGGCGACTCCGCGCCAGGCGCGCCCGGCGTGCGGGTCCCGCCGCGCTGCGCAATCGCATCAGCCTTCGCCTGGCGCTCTTCTTCGTCAGCCAGGACGGACGCGACCAGAGCTTCCACATCCTGGACGCCGAGCGCCGTTCCGACCATCCTCGTAACGTCTTCCAGCGGGATGGTTCCAGCCAGCGGTTTTCCGTCGAGAGTCGCGGCAGAAACGATCGCTCTAACCTGCTCTGTGATGTCGTGCTCAAGGATGTCGGGGAACGCAACCTTGACCTCCACGGCCTGCTGATTGCTGGCAAACATACGCCCGTTGGCAGCGCCGCGCGACCGCGCCACGGCGTACTTCACGAGCGTCTCGTAGATGCTCTTCCACAGCTCCTGGCGGTCCTTGAATTTCAGCTCGGTCGGGCGGTCCAGGCTCTTCGCCGTTGCCAGCGTGCCGACACTGACATCGCCGAAGAACGTCTCCGGCAGGCCCGTGGCCGCCGCGACCATCAGCAGCAGCCGCCGCCCCTCTTCGGCGCTGGTGGTCGCGCCGCTCGTCTTCATCGGCGTCATCTCAGCACCACTGGAGATAAAGGTCGCCCCTGTGGTCGATGGCGGATTTGTCTCCGCATAACTGGACCCCGTACCAACCGTAGTGCCTAGACGCGTCTTTGCCGCCGTGACTGCCCTCTGACCGCCCGGCGTTTTGAAGTTCCAGGCGAATTTGGCCAACGCGGCGTTGATGGACGCCCAGTCCTCCAGAAACCGCTTGTACGCCCTGGCCCAGTCGATCGCCTGGTACGTCTCCGGCACGCCCATGCGCATGTCGGACAACCCGCCGACGCGCACATGCAGCACCGGCGTCGTCTGCAGCTCGGGATACTGCGCCTGCACCAACGCCAGCGCTTGCGGCGTCAGGTCGATGGCCGGATAGTAGGCTGTCCGCTGCACGGTCTTGCCGGCCAAGTCGCGCTGCGACCACACGCGCTTGTACACCCAGGCGCTGCGCGCGTCCTCCGGATCCGTCAGGATGTCCTCAACCTCTTCGGGCGGGATCGTTCTTGCTGCCACCCGCCCTGTCGAAGCATCGTCGAACAGCACCAGGAACAGGTTGCCCAGCACCTGCAGATCCTGCTCGCACATGATGCGCGCCTGGTGGCCGGTGAGCACTTTGGCGTTGTCGGCCACAAAGTCGTTAATGACCTGCTGCGTCCGCGGATCGTCGCTGCTGATCTGGCAGCCCTGGCCCCAGACGTAGCGAGCCTGCAATGTCACGGCGAGGTTGATCAGCGGATTCTTCAAAAACATCAGCCGCGAAAGCTTCATGATGTTCCGCAGCCCGGTCAAGCTGAACTCGCGGTCACTGCCGCCCATGAGCTGATGCCAGTCGCGATCCTCAGCCTGCAGCTCCAGAGCGTAGATCGCTTCGCGGGCAACGAACGCCTCGCGCGCGGCTCGAACGCTGGCGACTACGCCGGACTCAGCCCGGACACCCAACCGCCGCCACTGCTCACCGCTTGCCCGTCTACGTGCCATCACACCTCATGACCAGAAAAAGCGGGCGCGAACGGTAAGGCCCGCCGCGCCCAAGTTGCGCACTCTCACTCAACAGCTACAGGACAAATCGTTACGCCGCGATTCGCGACGGCACCACGGCAAACTTGTCGCCAGCGATCGGCGCCACGGCCAGCAGCTGGCCCACATCAGCAGACCTTCGCAGCTCATCACGGAACGTCTCAGCCAGCGCATCGCGCGACGGGCCCCAGTGCTCGCGCACTTGACCGGTCTGCGGCTCCACGCTCATGTGCCGCGCCAGGGTCCACGCCACCAGCCCCGCATTGATTACGACCTGGCCGCCGTTCGTGCTCGACAGATGCAGTACGCGCGGTCTGATCGGGCCGCGCCCGACAGACACGTATGGGAACCGCGCGTTCTGCTGGCCCAGGATTACCCGCGCATAGTTCAGCTCCGGCATCGCCGCGCCCAGCAGGTCCGCGATGCGCTGCGCGGTCTCGGCGGTGGCAAACGCCCAGTCCGGGATATCCGCGACAACCTGGCCGGTCTCCATGTTCACCGGGTCGGGCTGGGCTTGCAGCGCCTGCTCGAAGCAGAAGCCGGTCGGGATGTACGCGCGCTCATCGGCGGCGGTGTCCAGGATGTTCTCCGCGATGGCCTCGCCCGCGATCGGGTCGAGCCACAGGTTGCTATCACGCACCCAATGGGCGAGCGGCTTGGTGTAGTATGCGGGCATCAGACCTCCGACAACGTGGAAACTGGTGAAGCGGGCCCGGACCCTGTTTGGCGCGGCCAGGGCAACCACGGGCCCGCTCTCCCTCGCAGGAGCTTGTTACTTGCGCTCTTCGGCGAGCGCGCGGATCTGGCGGCCTTTGCTGGGCACGTCGCCAGAGCCGAACAGGATGTTCATCGCGCCCTGGCCCAGCTCACCATCGGAGTACTTGTACTCCCCGGCAGGCTTCGGCTGCGCGACGGGCGGGTTGAACTGGCGGCGGTACTGCTCCATCGGAAAGACTTCCACATCTTCCATCCGCATACTCGTCGAGCCAGGCTTCCACCGCCAGGCCCACCCGGCCGGCACGCCGATCGGCGGCAGCCAGCGCTCGCCGACAGCCAGCGGATTATCAGTCCCGCCGCGACCGTAGTTGATCCACGACCACCATCCTAGATCCATGCTGGTGTAGGCAGGCTCCAGCACCGGGATACCTTGCTTGTAGTCTTCGTGGTGCCGGTACTCGACAAAGAAGTCGTGCTGTTGCGGCGTGAGGTAGCGCGTCAGACGGAACGGCACGATAGGCGTAGACCACGTAAGCTGTTCGCCCTTGCCCGCCTGATCTTCCACTATCACCGACTGCCCTTCGGCCACCACCAGCAAGCCCGGCTTTGGCGTGCCGTTGTCCAGATGCGTGCCGGGCGCTCCCAGCCACGTTTTGCGCAGGCGCCCGCCATCTTTGGCCTGCGGACTGACCTGGAAGCCGTTGCGCACCAAGTCGGTGACCAGGTCGGCCTCGGTCGCGTAGTAGCGACCGTGGACCGAGGCAAATTTTGTGATCGGCTCGAACATTTACAACACCTCCGACTGACTTTGTTCGCTCGGCGGCGGCGGGTCCACTTGCAGCAGCCCACCGCTACCGAACTGTTCTCCGCTGGGCAGCCCCGCCCGACCTTTCGGCCCGGAGAAATCGAGAACTTGGAACTTGTCGCACCGCTGTCCCATGTACATGTACATGATGAATTGACCATGTGCCAGCGGGCGGCCCTTCAGATCGAACTTGCCCTGCTCACAGCGGAACTGCAGGACGTTCAGAACTTCCTCGTTTGGCTTCAGGTCATCGCCCCTGAAGCGCATCGCAAAGTGTTCGCAGTTGACACACAGCTTCTGCACAGCCGTCGCAGGCTTTACCGCTACCGGCTGCTCGTTCGGATACGCGCGATCAGGCATGCGCCAACTCCGGCAGCCCGTTCCGCTTGCGCCAGGTGCGTTTGCCCAGCTCCCGCGCCATGCGGCGGCGCACGCTGCGCAACTCGCCCGGATAATCCTGCGTCACCGTGCGAAAGGCGAACGCGATATCGAGCCGCCGCTCGTTTTGCCGGCTGCCGCTGGACGGTGCCGCCCGGCGCCCGTAGCGCTCCGGCTTGCCCGCGTGATCTTTCTCGACGATCCGCGCCTCTTGCCGCTGGAATTGGCGCACTGATAGACGGCCCGCCTGGAACGCATTCTGCAACGCACCCAGCGCTTTTGCCGCTGCCGCACTGATACCCATACGCACCTCCGATGTACACTCAAGACATGACCAACACCACAGGATTCGACCCACCAGCTGAACGCTGCGAATACTGCCATCGCGACTTGCGCCTACACTGGCGTGGCCGCCCGTGTCTCAGCGCCGATGTTGTGCCGCCGCCCGATCCGGACATTCAGCCGGACGCATACCTGGACAGCAAGAGCACTCGCTAGACCTGCCGCCCGGCAGGATAGATCTCCACCACGCGAAGCACGTACTGTGGGATCTCCGCATCACTCACCAGATCGACCGCAGCCTCGCGAGAGTCGCACCAGATAAACACGCCCGCATGCGGGTCAAAGTGCGCGTAG